GCCGCCAGCTCGTTTGCGATCATCGCAACCTTTGAACAAATCGGATTGACACGCCAATGACCTACCTCGAACTTGTCAATGATGTTCTGGTGCGCTTGCGCGAGGAACAAGTCTCCACTGCCAGCGAGACATCGTACTCCAGTCTGATTGGCAAGTTTGTCAACGATGCCAAACGCCAGATTGAAGATGCCTACGGCTGGAACGTGCTCGGCCAGACGGTGACGATCACCACAACGCCGGGCACCTACATATACTCTTTGACGGGCGCTGGCCAGAAGTTTCAAGTCATGGATGTGATCAACGTCACATCAAATGTCGGAATGCAGAACATCAGCTTCGTGCAGATGAACCGTTTTCAGAACCTGGTGCCCGCGATCAGCGGCATCCCTGAGTACTACAGCTTTGACGGCGTGGACAACAACGGTGACACCAAGGTGGTGCTGTATGCCCGTCCAGATAACGTCTACGTCCTTCCCTTTTCACTGACTGTGCCCCAAGCCACGCTGTCGTCTGACAATACGCTGGTCAAGGTGCCTGACGTGCTGGTCGTGCAAAATGCTTACTCTCGCGCCTTGGTTGAGCGTGGTGAGGACGGCGGTTTGAACTCGTCTGAGGCGTTTCAGTTGTACCGTTCGATGCTGGCCGACTACATTGCGCTGGAGGGCACACGCTACCCAGAGGCGCAGGAGTTTGTAGCGATATGAGCCAAGCCATTCAAATTGCCAGCATCTCAGCCCCCGGCTTTTACGGGCTGAACACGCAAGACTCGCCTCTTGATCTTGCGTCTGGCTTTGCTTTGGTGGCAACGAATTGCGTGATCGACCAGTACGGTCGCATTGGCGCTCGTAAGGGCTGGACACGGGTCAACGCAGCGTCTGGCAACCTCGGGGCCAACGATGTGGGCGTGATCCACGAATTGGTGCAGCCGGACGGCACTTTGACCGTTCTGTTTGCGGGCAACAACAAGCTGTTCAAACTCGGCGCATCCAATGTGGTGACCGAGTTGACCTACGGGGGCGGGGGTACTGGCCCGACCATCACAGCCAGCAACTGGTCGGTGGTATCGCTTAACGGCATTACCTACTTCTTCCAGACCGGCCACGACCCGCTGATCTACGACCCCACTATCAGCACGACGACCTATCGCCGCGTGAGCGAGAAATCAGGCTACGTCGGCACGGTGCCTAGCGCCAACATCGCGCTGTCTGCTTACGGTCGCCTGTGGGTGGCCAGCTCCAGCACCGACAAGGTTACCGTGTCCTTCTCTGACCTGATTGCAGGCCATGTTTGGTCAGGCGGCACCACTGGCACCTTGGACACGACAAGAGTGTGGCCAAACGGCGCTGATGAGGTGCAGGGCCTGGCTGCGCACAACGGGTTTCTGTTCATCTTTGGTAAGCGCCAGATTCTGGTCTACCAAGGCGCAACAACACCTTCCACGATGTTTTTGTCCGACACGGTTGGCGGCATTGGCTGCTTGGCCCGCGACAGCGTGCAGACCACCAGCTCGGACGTGATCTTCTTGTCCAACTCGGGCGTGCGCTCGTTAATGCGCACGATCCAAGAGAAGTCTGCGCCGGAGCGCGATTTGTCCAAGAACGTCCGTAACGACTTGATGACCGACGTTGGTGTGCAGACGCTGGCCAACATCAAGTCGGTGTATTCCGAGCGAGAGGGCTTCTACCTTCTGACCATGCCTTTTACGCAGTCGGTCTATTGCTTTGATACCAAGATCATGCTGCAAGACGGCTCGTCCAGGGTCACAACTTGGGACTCAATTCAGCCGACCGCGCTCTATGCGCTGCGCGACGGCAGCGTCTACATCGGCAAAAACGGCTACATCGGGGATTACACCGGGTATCAAGACTACGAGTCAAGCTATCGGTTCCAGTACTACACCAACCACGCTGACTTGGGCGACATTAACCGAACATCAATCTTGAAGAAGATTTCGGTGGTGGTAATTGGCGGCACAAACCAGCCCGTTATCTTCAAGTGGGGGTTTGACTTCAAGACCAACTACTTGAGTTCTACGTCCACAATTCCGATACAAGGCGTGTCGGAGTACGGCATCGCTGAATACGGCGCGAACGCAGTACCAGTTGCTCAGTATTCCGACGGCATTGCGCTGAACACGCTAAATGTATCGGCAAGCGGGGCGGGTAAAGTTGTCCAAACTGGGTATGAATCGGACATTGATGGCTCGCAACTGTCTATTCAAAAGATCGAAATTCAAGCCAAGAACGGGAAGCTATCATGAGCGATTACGTAAAAAGCACCAACTTCGCAACTAAGGACAATCTTTCCTCGGGCAACCCCGCGAAGATTGTCAAAGGCACTGAGATCGACACCGAGTTCAACAACATCGCCACGGCTATTTCGACGAAGCAGGACTCAAGCGCGGCGGTCACTTTGACGGGTACGCAGACCCTGACCAACAAGACGATTGCCTATGCTGACAACACGCTGACAGGCGTGGTTGGCACGACTGCAACGCAGACGCTGACGAACAAGACGATTAGCGGCGCAGATAACACGCTGACCGTAGATGGCACAAACGCTGTCGGTTTTCGCAACATTCCACAAAACAGCCAAAGTGCAGCCTACACTTTGGTTCTAGCCGATGCAGGGAAGCATATTTTTCACCCGTCTGCGGACACCACAGCGCGAACATTCACAATCCCCGCTAACGGGTCAGTTGCTTATGTAATTGGCACTGCGATCACTTTTATCAATCAAAACAGCGCAGGCGTTATCACAATCGCAATTACCTCTGACACCATGCGTTTGGCGGGTGCCGGTACTACGGGTTCCAGAACACTTGCGGCGAATGGTATCGCCACGGCGATCAAAGTAACATCGACTGAGTGGATCATTTCTGGAACAGGACTGACTTGATATGGGCGCGAATCAACAAGCTCTGGTGATGAGCGGCGGCATACCTGAAGATCAGCAAGCCTACACAACCGCCGGTACATATTCTTGGGTCGCCCCTGCTGGTGTTACATCAGTTTCTGTTGTCGCTGTTGGTGGTGGCGGAGCTGGTAATTATGATTGGGCTTCTGGCGGTGGGGGCGGCCTAGGCTACATAAATAACTATACAGTTACTCCCGGAGCATCTTACACAGTTACAGTTGGCGCTGCTGGCGCTTATGGTGGCTTTGGTGGCACCAACGCTGGCGGAAATTCATTTTTCGTATCCACATCTGTAGTTAAAGGCGGCGGCGGCGGCGGCGTCCAAGGGGCTACGAACACTGCTGGTACATTCACCGGTGATGGTGGTGGAAACGGCGGTACTGGTGGCACTGGTGGCGGTGGCGCTGGCGGCTATTCAGGTAATGGCGGCGGTACTAGTAGTGCTGGTGCTGGTGGTGGTGGTGGTGGTGGTGGCCGCTACGACGCCGGTGGCTATTTTTTCAATGCAGGTGGCGGCGGCGTTGGCTTATTAGGACAAGGCTCTAATGGAGCCGGGGGCACCTTTGATGCGGGTGGCCCGCCGGGCGTTTATGGTAAGGGCGGTTCTGGCGGCGGGGACGCTACTCAAACTGGCGGAACATACGGCGGTGGCGGCGGCTATTCTGACGTAATAAATCAGTCCTTTCCCGGCGGTGTCGGCGCAGTTCGCATCATATGGCCGGGAACAACCCGCTCATTCCCATCAACAAACACAGGTGACTTGTAATGGAACTGTTCATCCAAATCCGCGACGGTAAACCTTTTGAGCATCCGATTTTTGCGGACAACTTTCGGCAGGCTTTTCCAGATGTTGACACAAACAATCTACCTGCTTCGTTCGCTCGCTTTATGCGCGTTGAAGTGCCAACTCTTGCCCCCTATGAGGTGTACGAGGGTGCGGCGTATGAATGGCAAGACGACGTTGTAGCTGACGTACACACTGTACGCACCATGACCGCTGAAGAAGTAGCGGCCAAGCAGGAGTATGTAAAATCAACATGGGCGCAAAACGGCTACGCCTCTTGGGTGTTTGATGAAGTCAATTGTGTTTTTAAACCCCCAGTTGAATACCCTACAGACGGTGAAAAATACCGGTGGGATGAGCCGACGACTTCGTGGATAAGCCAGCCGACTACTTGGCCTGACGCACCCGTTTAAGGAGAAAGATTATGTGGGATTACGATAAGTTCGTTCAGGCGCTCAAATCCGGCGACGCCAACTACATGCAAGAGCTGGGTAAGCTCGGTGGCGTTGGGGGGCAAAACGCGCAGAACGTCTACCGCGAAATCTTGGCGCAACAAGCCGCAGGTACTTCTTCGGCTTGGTCCGCGGGCAACACGGCGTCGCCTCAAGCTGCGGCTGCAAACTTTGCGCTGCGCTTGGCTGAAAACGGTATTGGCTCTTTGACCGAATTGGGTCAAATGACCGTGCCAGGCGGGACTTCAACAGAATTTGGTGGTAGTGAGCCAGACACGACTGTCACCATCAACAAAACGACCGGGCAGCCCCTGCCACGCCCAGACCTCTTGACCCGAGGCACTCGGGACTTGGGTATTGACTACCAAATTCAATTTGCCCCTGACGGCAGTGCGGTGCCTTTCACAACTGAGCGCGTAGGCAGCGGGGAGAGTTTTGTTAAGGAAGCCTTGATACCCGGCGCTTTGCTGCTGGCGGGTGCGTATGGTCTGTCGGCGGTGACAGGCGCAGCAGCCGCTGGTGGTGGTGCTGGCGCTGCTACTGGTGGCGCTGGCGGGTTGCTTGGTGGTGCTGGTTTAACAGCCGAACAGTTAGCGGTAGTAAATGCGCTAGGCGGCGCAGAGGCGGCAGGCGGCTTAACCGCAGCCCAAGCTGCTTCTGCTGGGTTGGGAGGCGGGTTTACAGGAACTGCTGGATTGCTAACAGGTGCTGGAATGACAGCCGAACAATTAGCCGCAGCAAACGCGCTAGGTGGTGCAGAAGTAGCAGGCGGCTTAACGGCAGCAGAAGCAGCTTCTGCTGGTTTAGGCGGCGGTTTTACCGGAGCTGCTGGCGCGGCTGCGGCTGGGATGACAGCAGAACAGCTTGCTGCTGCAAATGCGCTAGGCGGCGCAGAAGTAGCCGGGGGTTTGACAACAACGCAAGCTGCTGCTGCGGGTTTAGGAGGCGGGGTTCCGGCGGCTGCTGGCCTGTTGACTCCATCGCTCATCACAGGTGGCCTCAACACTGCGGCTGGCCTGCTTCAATCAGACAAAGATCGTTCTGCTGCTGAAACAGCGGCTACCGGCATCACCAACGCCACAAATCAGGCGGTGCAAGGTGCGCAGTTCCGGCCTATCGGTACGACAACGCGCTTTGGCTCATCGAATTTCCAGTACGACCCGGTAACGGGTCGGATGACTAGCGCTGGCTACCAACTCAGCCCGGAGGCAAAAGCAGCACAGGACCGATTTGCAGCGCTGGTAGGCCAAGGCATCACGCAAGTCGAAGGGGCGCAGAAAGCGTTCTCGCCTTTGGAAACTGGTGCGCAGAGTCTGTTCGGCTTGGGTAACCAGTACCTCGCGCAGTCGCCGCAATCCGTGGCGCAGAACTACATCGACCAACAGATGGCGCTCTTGCGGCCTGGTCGGGAGCTGGAGCTGGCCAACTTGCAAAACAGATTGCAGCAGCAAGGCCGTGGGGGTCTGTCTGTGGCGCAAGGCGGCGCTTTTGGCGCAACAACACCTGAATTGCAGGCGCTGTACAACGCCCGCGCACAGCAAGACGCGCTGCTGGCAGCAAATGCCCAACAAGCAGGCCAGCAAAACGTCACGTTTGGCGCAGGTCTGCTCGGCACGGGCGCTACAACTTTGGGTAACTACTACGCAGGCCAGCAAGCAGCGTACTCGCCGTACACTAGCGCATTGGGTCAGGTCACAGGGATCGAAAACTTAGGGCAGCAACCGTTCACCATGAGCACTGATTTGGCGAACCAAGTGGCCACCGCAGGCGCAAACGCTGGACGGTTGGGCTTGGCGGGCGCAGGGACGGCGGCTAACATTTCGACGGGTCGTGCGGCTACAACCGATCCGTTTGCCCAACTGCTGTCTGGGTTTGGTGGTAATCAGGCTCTTGCCAGCGGCATCACGAACACGATAAACAAAGTCTGGGGGACATAACATGGCTGAAATCGTAGGAAGTTTGTTCGGCATCACGGCTGACCAATACGAACGCGATCTTGCGCGGCAAGATCAGGCGCGGGCCATCCAAATGGCTAACTTGGAGCCCGGCGCGCGCGGCGCGGCGATGATCCAATACGGCGCGTCGCAGCTCGGGCGCGGCATCGGTAGCTTGTTGGGTGGGCAAGACCCACAGTTGCAGCTCATCAGCGCGCGCAATCAAATCGCTCGTCAGATCGACCCAAGTAACCCTGAGTCGTTCATGAACGGCGCGCAGATGCTTGCACAGATGGGTGACATGCAGGGTGCGAATGCCTTGGCCGATGCGGGCCGTAAGGCCCAAGCCGAGCTGGCGCTGGTCGGCCAGCGCAACGCAGCAGCGCAGGCGTCTGGAGCGCAGCGCCAAGGTGCGGACCCGTTTGAGCAACTCGTTCGCACAGGGAAATACACCCCCGCTAGTTTGTCTGCGTATCGCCAAAGCGGCGACGTGGGACAACTAGAGTTGATGGAAAAAACCAAAGATGACGTTGTTGTTGTTGGCAACGCTTTGGTTTCTAAATCAACTGGGCAGCCAATTTACCAAGGCCCAGACGCTCAAAAATACTCCGGCTTTGCGCAAGAACTGCGCGACGCAGGTCTTGAGCCGGGTACGGAGCCTTTCCAAAAACGTATGCTTGAATACGTCACCAAGAAAACAGAAGGCGCGGGTAAGGGCACAGGTAACGTCACAATTGGCGGCATATCTTTGAACACTGGCGAGGCTGGAAAGGCTGCTGCAAAAGTCATAGGCACCAACGTGGCCAACGTAGAGCAGCAATATGCTTTAGGAACCGCGTTTAAAGACGCGCTTAGTTTGATTGATCAAGGTATCTATGGCGGCGCGTACGGGCCAGAAAAACAATTCGTGGCCAAATTCGTCGGTGTCGGCGACCCTAAAAAGGTTGAAAACACCGAAGTGTTTATGGCCAACATTGGCGAGATCGTTATCCCCCGACTGCAACAGTTTGGCGGCAACGACTCAAACGAAGAATTGAAATATCTGCAAAAAGTCGTTGCGGGTGATCAGCGTCTTGAGCCTGCGGCGATGAAGCGGATTCTGGCCAGCGCCGAAAAGAAAGTGCAAAAGAACTTGGCCCGTTTGCAAGCGCAAGCTGCCGCAGGCCAGACGGGCGCTGCGCTGCCGATCGGTCCAGTGACGCCCGCTGCTGCGCCCGCACCGACAAAACGCTACAACCCACAGACACGCAAAATCGAAGCCATATCTGGAGATTGACATGCCCAAATACATCCAAGTAGGCGACGACGTTGTTGAGTTTCCAGATGACATGTCAGACGCGCAAATAGCGCAAGCAATCTCAGGCGAGCCTGCTGCTGCGCCGCCATCGTCGGGTTTTATGATGGGCCTCAAAGACCCTATCACTGGCGGCGCACAACTCTTGCCCCGTGCGTTGGCGGGCGTAACAAGTTTGGGCGGCATGGCCCCAAACCCTGTCAGTCAGTTTTTCACCAGCGAAGCCCAACGAGTTGATGAAATGGCGCGGGCAGAGGAGCAAGCCTACCAAGCGCAGCGCCAAGCGCAAGGTGGGTCCGGCTTCGACTTTGCGCGTTTGGCGGGCAACGTCATTAACCCAGCAAGCATAACCCCCGCAGCTAGGGCAGCGCAGTTGGCGCGTGCTAAGGGCTTGGCTCCACTGGCGCAGGCTGCGGTTGCAGGCGCTGTTGGCGGCGCAATGCAACCAGCTACGGGTGAAGGTACTTTTGGCGGGCAAAAGACTGAGCAAGTCGTCCAAGGCGCAATCGCGGGTCCTATCGGTGAGAAGGTGGTTGGCGGCGCTGGGCGTGTGCTAAACCCTTTGGTTTCTAAGGCCGAAAAAACCATGCGCGACCTAGGTGTCGTACCAACTACCGGGCAGACCCTTGGTGGTGCTGCCAAGACACTTGAGGAATTTGCGCAGAACTTACCGCTGGTCGGCGGGTTTATATCCGACGCTCGCCAGCGCGTGCTGTTCAACTTCAACAAGGCGAACATCAACAAGGCTCTTGGCAAAGTCAATGAAAAATTGCCTGATGAGGTCATTGGCCGCGACGCAATTGCGTACGCCTCTGACCAAGTATCCAAGCAGTACGACGACGTGTTGTCAAAAATGTCTTTTGATTTGGACTTTAAGACGACTAGCGATATTCTTGGTTCTCTAAGTAAAATCAAAGGGTTAGACGCTAACCAACGACAAAAAATTACCGAGACTTTGAACGACGTTGTGCTGGGTAAGTTTGCGGGGCAGAAGATCGACGGCGCTACATTCAAAGGTATCGAGTCTGACTTGCGTAAGGAAGTCAGCAGCTACGCTACGAGCAATTCAGCGTCTGAGCGAAAGATAGGCGACGCCTTGTCGGATGTGCTCGGGGTGCTCAAAAAAGAGCTGTACTCACAGAACCCGAAACAAACGCCGAAACTGCGGCGTGTAGACAGCGCGTACGGCGATCTGGCCGTGCTCAACATCGCGGCAGCAAACTCAGGTGCAGCGAACGGCGTGTTCACCCCGAAACAACTGTCAACGGCAGTTCGTCAGGCAGACCAAACGCGGCGCAAAACAGCGTTTGCCAAAGGCCGTGCACGAAATCAAGAGGCGTCAGATGCTGCGGTGTCGGTCTTGGGTGACACCGCGGGGGCAACGCTTGAAGGGCGGCTTGCAGGGTATGCCGTAGGCGGCTACGGCGCTCTTTCTGAGCCGACCGTTGCCATTCCGTTGACTATGGGTGCAGGTGCGATGTATAGCCCCGGCGGTCAAGCCTTGATGGACGCCATCTTGCGATCCAGACCTGAACTTATGCGCCAAGCTGGCGGCTTGCTTTCGCAAGGCGCTCCAGTGCTCGGCGGCGTTGCAGGGCCTAGCGCCGTGGGGCAGTACAACCGTTCTGAACGGATGCGCTGACCCGCCTCAAAGCCGTCCCTTGGGCAGCTCATGCTTATTCAAGGTCGGCTTGACGCTGGGATGCGCCCGGCTGTGGATACTGAAGGCTTTGTAGGCCACCAGGTTCTCCGCTGGGGTTAGGTGGGCGTAGGTCTGCGCGGGTCTTGGTTTAAACGCAGCATCTTTCATAAAGATGCTCGGACGCGGGTCTTTCTTCCAGTCAAACGGGTTCATGTCTTCCTTTCAGCATCAATGCCCGGCAATCGTTCCAGCCTTGCACATATTGGGGATGCTCACCCTCTCGCGTTCCAAACGCATCGGGGACTGCTGGCTGCGCGGGTGGGGTGGTGTAGAGGGGTTGAATGTCTTTCCCCTGCCAATCAGCAACTTGCTTTGATGTAGTAACACGAATATTGTCGCGCCATTCTTTACCATCAAACTCCGCATCACCCTTATAAAGCCACGCCACAGGCTCCTGCACAGGCACGGGCCGTGCTTCTTGAACACCTACAGAACCCCTGTTTGGATTTGCCATGCCTTTTATTTGTTCGTCTTTAGTCATTTGCTTTCTCCTCTTGCTCGGATGGCATCCATAACAAACGCACAAGTCATGGAAGCAATGCGAGCTACTTCAGGGTTTATGTCCCGATCTTCTTCTGGCTGAGCAGCGCGCCCCTCGTAATCTTTAGCCATATCCTCACACACCTTTGCACACGCCTCACGCTCGTCCTCACGGACAAGGGCAACAAGGCGCTCAAGCTCAAGCGAAACGTGTGTCACGCCCTCAAATACCATCAACGGATAGCCCACCTCCTTGGCCATGTCTATCGTGTCCTTCATACAGCCCCCATCAAATAAACAATACCCGTCCACACACCCCACAGGATGGTGATGGACACCATAGCGGAGGCAATCACCCCGCCAATCAGGATTGTTTTTAACTTCATTTGATAATCCTCCTGAACATCCCGCATCGGGCGCAGTGGTACATACCCGGCCCAGTGATGGGCTTCCAATCGTGGGGGCAGTTGTTCATTTCTTCTCCGGCAAAATAAGTTCAAGTGTCGTAAACCTGTGCATGTTGGCGCACATGTAACGGCGGCGGCGGGTGCCGTCAGAGCGCATACGGCTGTCGATGACCTCGGTGTAAGTTCCGCACACGGGGCACTTCATTTGTACCTCCGCAGCGGCTCGACCTTCTTCTCTGGCGGTGGCGGCAGCATCTTCTCAGACGGTGGGGTCCAGCCCCACTTGCGCCAGGTGGCCTGCACGTCAGCCCCGCTGCTCCACTTGAATTCTTTGTTCGGTACGGATGGATAGACTGTCATTTTTTGTTCCTTCGATTACTAAGTGCCGGTAGGCACGGATTGCTGCTTTCAAGTCTGCTTGCAGACTCTCGATCAGCTCGTCTTGCTCAATCAGCCGGGCTGTGGCTTCTTGTGCAAACTTGGCCAGGTTGCGCGCTTCCCACGCCTCAAACCTGTTCATCGGGCAGTGGCCAGCGTTAGCAGCTCGGCCCTCTCTCTGGCCACGCGCAGCGTGTTGTACCGCTGGTGCAGGCGCTCGATGATCTTAACGCGGCGAGCGCCCTTCATCTCAGCATCCAGCAGCGCCTTGACATCCACCTCTGGCAGCGAGGCCAGCACGTCGTTAAGACTTCGCCATGTGTACATTTATTTTTCCTTCAAGTTGTTCAATCAGTTTGGTCGTGCGGTCGTGCGAGCGTTGGGCCGCGTTCAGTTGCCGCGTCTTGTGCCGCAGCTCAGACTTGGCCGCCCGCAGCTTGGCTTTCCATTGGTCGATTCGTTTCATTTGAGTGCCTCCAAGGCGATTTGAGAAAGGGATAGCTTGTCATGCAGCGCGGTCCAGATTTTATGATCGACGGTGCCGTCGGTCAGAAATACATAGCACCACACGTCATGCCGCTGGCCGCTACGATGCAAGCGCCCGATGGTCTGCTCGTACAGTTCGAGCGACCAGGGCAGGGACAGGAAGACGACATGGTGGCCTCCGTGCTGGAGGTTGAGGCCGTGGCCTGCTGACTTGGGGTGGACGGCCAGTAGCCTGACCTCGCCCCGGTTCCAGCGTTCGATGGCGTTGGCGTCGTCAAGGGTCGTAAGGTGTTTAAACCGTCGTTTGAGTTCGGCAAGTTCTTCTTGGTACTGGTAAACAAGCAGGGTATTCGCATGTTGGTTCTCATCAAGCAGTTCTTCAAGGCGATCAAACTTGTGTGACGACAGCCAAACCGGGCCGTTATCGGAGTACAGGAAACCAGACGACATCTGCTGTAACTTCTGCGTGACCACGGCAGCGTTGACCGCCACCACGTCGTCCAGCACGAAATCCTTCTTCATCTTGTTGTAGCCCGTCATGTCCATCTTGCAGGCCACCTCAACCGTGCGCAGGGGCGGCAGCTTGTCTTTGTACTCGCCAGGCTCCAACACGAACGTCGCGGGCTTGATGCGCTGCATGACCAACTCTAGCGAACCGGGACGCGGCTTCCAGTCGCCAAAGTCCTTGTTGACCAGCGTGAAGTACTGCTGCATAAACGCGCCTTTGGCGCGGCCCAGCAGCGTCTGGTCCACGATCTTGCACTGGCCGAACACGTCCTCAAGGCCGTTGCTGGTAAAGCTGCCCGTCAAGCCCCACCGGATGCCAACGTCGCCGATGACTTTGTTCAGCGCCTTAAAGCGTGCGCCCGAGGGGTTCTTCAGCTTGGTCAGCTCGTCAAACACGATGGCGTTAATGTGCGCCAGGTTCTGCTCGGCGAGCCACTGGATGTTGTCGTAGTTGCTGACGATGATCTGAGCGCCACTGTACAGGGCTGCCTTGCGCTGCGCTGGTGTGCCCACGGCCACGGCCAGAGTGCAACCGGGTGCCCACTTGGGCTGCTCGACTGGCCACACGTCGGTGCAGACGCGCTTGGGTGCCAGCACGAGGAAGCGTATGGCGTAGCCGTCTTTGAGAATGGCCTGCATGGCTGTGAGCGTGATGGCTGTCTTGCCAGCACCCACCGGGGCCAAGATCATGGCCCGGTCGTGCTCAAACAGGAAGTCAGCCGCCGTCTCTTGATAGTCACGCAGTTTCACGCAGCCACCCATCTATTTGATCTTTGTTCCACAGACACACATACCTTTGGTTCATCAGCGCCATGTCACTGGCAAAGACTTTCTGCAACTCAGACAGCCTGCCGCCCTCGGTCTTGACCTCTACGAACC